ACGCGGTCGCGTAAATGCATGGAACACGTCTTAGTGTGCTTGCCTGGGAAGGCATCCATGTATTTACCCGCGCGAGAGGTCTCCAGCGGGTGCTTGAGCACATAGTCGGGGAAATTCGCCACCTACCCTACGGTAGTGTGGAGGAAGGAGCTTTCCTGTTTTAATGGTTTCCAAAGTTGGTAAGAACTCTGGTCCCTCATGACAGGTAGCATGTCTCCAAAACCCGACTCCGAGTCTCGTCAAGAATATCCTGCATTTCAGCGGGGTAACTCGACCTCTCTTTTAGACGAAAGAATTAAAATCAAAAGGATCTTTAAATCTTTATGTTGAACTACAGTTTAATGACACGTAATGTTCGTTGGTCTAGGATTAGTTTATCGTCGTAACCCTATAGACGGCAAATCTGAGGCTTACCAAACCTATGGCATTGCTATTTTATATCTGAGCTCCCTACTCAGGTGTTTTGTTTCACCGCTTTGTGTAGTGTTAAACAAAAGAAAGCTTGACTTTAACCCAAATCTAGTCTAGGAGGGAAGAACGCCCTTGCGGACGGATTTAAAGTGGAAGATGCCCCGCTAAGGGCTCTACCTTTACCTTTCCGATCACCTATTTTCTTCGGTCGATCTTCAGGCTGGGAGTTTGTGACGGACTCCCCATGATGAAAGAAGATGAAGTTGTCGTGTTCAATCAGAGCGTCAAACCACTCGTCTCGCATGTCGAAAGCATCATTCTTCGCACCGTTGTACCCGATGTGTTCGTGTCTACCAGTTTCATCACACAGAGGGCAATCCTTCTTGTGGTGGTGGATATACTGCACATTATCAACAGTCGTGTAAGTGAGCGTTGGACTAAGTCTGGAATCCTCTGTCAAGTTGACCTTAAGTCGACTTGCCTTCGGTTCCGATATTTTCTGCTCTTTGGCCAGAGCATTGAACTTAGTCGCGAGGATCTTTCTGATTGCGTTCTTAACTTGCGTAACCGGATCATTCTTTGACGGTTTGATCTTGATTTCCGCTACGGTTTTGATAGCATCAGAAAGGGCATCCCTTGCTTCTTTGGCCTCACTTTCATAAATGTTGATGATCTGGTCATACAGTTCCATGGGACTTGTACCCTTACTCATGACGAAGGAATTCTTTACCTTGCTCTCCGCTTCTTCCAGTGGACGCAAACGACCTCTATACGGGATCAGTGGACCCGTTGTTTTGGCGCAGTATGCGTCATATAACGCAGGTTCACTAGGTTCCAATTTTGTTGATAGGGTCGTTGCTACTGGAACTAGCGTTTTCTCCGTGAGGTTTCGGCACATGTAAAGAACTGGTTCTTGCGCCATAGCCATAACAGCGGCTTCGTATGGCACTGGCACTCTTGATTTATCAGCTGCGAACTTTTCGATCAATTCGTAGCTTTCTGACACTTTCTTACCCGATACCAGTTTAGTGTACACCATCCTAATCTCATTCGCGCGGCATCCCGAGTTCGCAATTGCATGATACATTGAAACGGCATCACGCACGTTCGCTGGTAGGTTAGTTGATACTGCTAAATACGGAGTTAGCTTTGTACTAGCATAGTGCCGTCTGAGTTCCGGCGTCGCGTAACCTTGGAAATCACAAAGCTGAGGGAGATCATGAGCTTGAGCGTTCATCGACCAGTGCAGGTACGACATGGTCGGGTAAACTTGCGGCGTTGGACCTGTGCCCGCGGAAACTGGGCAAAGAACGGCGTCTCCTGGTCCGTACCGACCCACTCTTGCCATACCTTGGTGTTTAGTATCTGGATCGACCCACGTGACACTGTGTTCTCCTTGATCAACTGCGTGCATTTTACCGTCGTAGACGAGTAGTTTGAACCCAGGCAAAGAGATACCAGTGTTGATCACATCCGTTGCAATGACGACTTGAGCTGAGTCGGGAATCGGATCCCTAGCGGTTTCTGACGTGAGTGCGTAACAGTTCCACTGGTCGTACTGCAAGATCTCAAGCGTTTCGTTAACGCCATTGCGGCCGTTAATGTGCGTGCACTTGACGAGAACTCGTTCCTTGAAAGCCTCCGCGTTTGGTGGACCGCTGACTGGCCATTGTGTCACGAAATTACCTCCGAACTGCCTCAGAGCGTCGGCGGGGGAGATTGAATCACTGATCGGCCATATATCAGGCGCGAATCGCCGCGGTATTCCGGCTTCCATCACACCAACTTCGAGACCTGGAACTGGCTTAGGGGTGGCTGACGGTAGCATCACGGTGCATTTTCTCTGAGTCAGCTCTTCCAACAGGGCGACTTTCTGACCGTTCAACTCGTGGAACTCATCGAGCAGGAAGATATCTTTGTCTGTGAGCTCACCTGCCAAAACGCGATTCAGAAGATGACCGTCTGTGCCGATCAAGATTTTCGACCTCGGATCAATGGTCACTCCTTGTTTCAAGCGTTGAATAGGCTGTCGATCATTCTCCAAAGGTGACGACCACTTGTCGCGCAAGATTGTTCTTGGCAAAGAGAGAACGACTCTACCACCTGTAGGCGCATTCAAATCCCTGAACTGATCAAGCCACCTAGCATTGTTTAACAATGCGTACGGTAAAAGTGATGACTTTCCTGAACCTACTGCACTTTTGATGACGAACGGCTTCGGTATGTTCTTGACCACTTGTTGCTCAGCACCGGCATGCGTTGGTGGAAGCACTAGATCAGTCGTCTGTCTCAACGCTACCTGAAACCTGCCTTCTTCAGTCCGGACTTCACGGTCCCATGGATTGTCGAATGGTGCCGCGTGTTCCTTTGACCCCGGGTGCTCGCTGTTCTGTTTACCGCTAACAATCAATTGGCACAACCACTCGATTGGTAGAACCACGAACGACAGAAGGTAGTACGAGTAAAAGAACGGGCTCAGCGGAACAGAGACTAGCCACATTGGCAAGTTGCTAGCAATGAACATCGCGAAACGTTTACCCCAGATGAAAATGTCTTTCGGCATTAGCGCACTAATGATCGGCGAGTTATCGCCGTAGTAGTGCCAGTACAAGCACGAGACAATTCCATACACTTTCGGCGTGTCAATGAGGATCATGTAGAAGATCCTTATCAGGAAACCGAACAGCGGTATGCGGACAAGGTAATTCTCTGCAGCGTAGAACCCAGCATACAAACCCAGAGCAAGGATTAATCTGTTAGCGTAGTCTTCTTTCGTGTACTTGTCATGCCTCTCCCGGAATTCCACATCTTGATAGTGGCGATAGAAGTCTTGCCCATTGGTGACCGACGCCCAGGGGGAACGAGCTAATTTTCCGAGTAAGAAACCTTCGGACTCTGGTTCCTGACACTTTGCTATGAAGTGTTCGACTGGATAGTTAGCAGTCGCGAAAGCAGGTTCACCCGTCGCTGGCAAAATGTTCGCTTGCATCTTATACATGTAGCGAGGCAAGTTACCCAAGCTCTCAGAGACGTAGTCAACGATCAGATTGGTAGCTTCCAGTAGGTTACCGCTTTTCCGTTCCAACTTCTGAATGAAACTCAGTTGCTGAGCGAGGACAGGGAGCTGAGTCTTGATATCCAGCGCATCCCGGATCGATTTTGACTGTGAAGGGAAAACTGCACCACTCATGAAGACGAAGAACTGCTCTTGTTTCGTAAGTTTGTATCCCGGGTTGGCTTGGATGTGTTGCCTTAGGGCCCTACCTTTTCGAGCATTAGATGAGTCCTTCAACACAATGTGGTCCATCCCGAACTGGTCCTTCTTGATCGTCGCTGCAAAACCTGGCACGTTATAATACCGAGCTAGACGCTCAGCATCCTCGCAGTAAGCGTTCGCAAGGATGTTCCATAGTGTTGGGTTAAAGATGGCTATGGTAGCCATACCAGAGAACTTGGCAATATTTGCATGCACGAATGAGAGATTACCCGGCTGATTCTGGTAGTACCGTCGTGAACTCAACCTGATGTACGCGTCTCGTTCCTTGTGGTAAACTAGCCAGCGTGGCAATTTCGGGGGTTGAACCTCCTCCTTTCTGGATCGTTGCACGTTGGTCATCATCTTCTGCCAAGCCGCCAATTTCTTCTTATCGTCAGAATTTGGGCGCCGGATTGCATTTCCCAAGTATTCCACATCCTTTATGTCTCCAGTGAAGTCGAAATCGAGTTCCAAGCCATAACGTTCGGCGCACTTCATGAACAACTTTCGATCAAAGTCTTTAATGTTGATCGTGAGTTTGATAGCACTATCATCGCCCGTGTTATAAATTTTATTCCCCATAAGGAAGAAATCTTTTGGCGACAAATACTGCTGGAAGTGTTCCATGTACCGGATCCAGGAGGCGATGAACGCTGCTTTGAAGCCCCACGAGTTGTCCCACGACGTGGCGTTCTCTCCGGTACCACCGCCGCGGTTCTTCTGTGCCACGTTGTACAGCAACTCGATGTTCTCACTGACAGATTCGACCAGCCAAACTTTTAACTCATTGACATTACCGAACTTTTGGAACGGGACCTTGATGTCGTATGGCACGTCGCCCAAGAAAGCTTGCACGAAGATGGGTGAGAGCAATCGGTATCGAGACCTACCCGACTTGTCAGTGAAAGTTAGTTCATCTTCCCTCTCAGCTAAAACGACCTTGTTCTTATACAGCGAGTGCACAGGGTGATCCGGGTTGTACAAATCATCCTGTGAAACACGAGGGAACGCTGCGTGAATGAGTCGAGCCGTAATGAACTTTCCAGGATAGGTAGCCATCAATTGGTTGGCGACTTCAAGACATGGCACGATCACAGATGCTGAGTTGTGGTGATTAGGCATCGTTTCTTGGAAAATGAACGATGACTGGAGAGCATCATACTTCGCGCGAAGGACACTGGCTTGTGGTTTCCCTTGGTAACCTATTTCCGCAAGCTTCGCCAACACTTCAAAAGCAAAAGGGGACTTTCTTGAATCATACTCGTGAGCATCAGCAATCGCGTAAAGACCTCCGTACTCTTTCCGACTGGACATCAACTGGTTGTACAAGTGGACCATGCTCTGGTTCATCGGCATGCCAATCCCTGTCCCGGTTTCTTTCCAGTTGTGGCGGTGGTTGCGCTCGAGTTCCATACACTGATTCATGAAGTAAGTGAGCAGTTCTTCTGCCACGACAGTGCGAACGTTCTTGTTCCCGAGGATAACTTTTTCAAGATTGACGACCTGTGACTTGACGAAAGCCTTGTGGTACATGTCTGGATATTTACCCTCCAACAAGTAATCCTCAACCATTTCGAAGAGCGCATTCGTGATTCCTGCGTCCTGGAGAGCTTGCCTTGTCTTGTAAATTGATATCCATGGGCTACCTGGAGCATACTTCATTTTGATGTACGCGTTAACTTGCCTGGGGGTGAGAGTTTTAGCATCTTTGAAAGTGTCTGGATGCATCTCGCCAAACACCTCCGCGATCTCGGCTGCCAGCCATTTATCCTCGCCAGACACAGGTTCGTACCTTGGGACGTACCGCTTAACGGACTGCTGCACGTACTCAATCTTCTCGGTTAGATAGACGGTGTCTGAACTAACTGGCGTGCCCTTTTCCCTGAGAGACGCAGTGAAATCAGTGCTCCGCTGATCCTTCACGTACGCCCCTTCCTTGAGTCCAAGTAAGCCTGCTTGTTCGTCATCAAGAACGGGGCGACCCACGTTGACTTTGCGGTACTGAGGATGAAGTTCAATGCCAGGAGCACCGTGCTTCTTACAATACCTGTTGATGTCGTCAACCATAGTCGTGAAACTCTCCAGGAAATCACCTCGAGGTTCTTTGCTCGACCAAGCAATGCTTTCTTGGAACTTACGCTTGGTTGAAAGGAAAGGAGTCTGGGAAAGCGACGCGAACGCCCACGCAGATTTCAACCTCTTGGCCTCTTCGATCGGAAAAAGTGCAGTAACGAAACAAGCCATAGCCATATTCAGGATCCTCCAGGACTGAAATGACGAAGTGTAAACGACATTCCCGACGAAACAGAGCAGATGGTAAAGCCTGAAAGCGAGGTCGGCGAGGTGTTTGGCTCTCTGGTTGCGCAACCATGAGATGATATCGGCGACGAACTTATCACCGGACCACTTGGCTAGAAAGTCATCAAGGATGCCTAAGAATCTGGCCCACAAATTAGCGTTGACACTGGTGGGATCATTCTCACTGGGAGGCATTTCATCATGGATAACCTCAACTGCCCCTTCACCGTTCAATTCATCCTCGAGTTTCTTTTCCTCCGGTGACTTGTGGTTCTCCAGGTAATCCGCGACGGCCATCGCCCGAACGTGTTCAGCTTCAGCGAGTGTTAAGGGGTGTGGCTGTTCTGGATCCATAGACAACTTCATCAGAGAGTGAATCTGGGAGAAAACTTCCAATGGCTCTTCAAACTTTCGCGTCCAGTGATCGATCAGTTCATTTTCCTCCTTGACTGTGCTCGGGAGTTCTGATTCAGGTATACCACACTTCCTGTAATGCTCCAGTCTACCCTTAAAGTTTCGTTCTAGGTCAGAGTCAGGAGAGGGTTCACTAAGCAGGGGTTCCGATGTACTCTCCTGCAGTACTTCGACGGGCGTTCCTACCTCAACCGACGACCCACTCACCACTTTGGCTTCCTCAGGATCACTTGGGAGAGGTGACCCTGCAGCAAAACTGGTCCTTGACTGGATGTCGTCTAGAATCATGCTTGCAGGTGCCCCGAAGATGGTCCATCCACGTTTCTTACAAACAGGTATGAGGGCTTGCGCAACCCAACCTGGGACAAGAACGGTCAGTGAGAACAAAAACACCAAGGTGCAGAAACCCGACACAATTAAAGAATTCGACAGGACGACTTCTAGACCTAGCGACTGGCACGTGTAGAACGGATGATAAAGACCGGCTCTCTGATTCTTCTCCCAATGCGCTGCCATGCGCTCCATCGAGTTGGTAGTGAAAGGGAGAGGGATCTGGATTTCTTTCCTTATCTTCCGAACAGATCGCCCAGCAATCATCTCATGGACAGGTTCCATCAACACGAAGATGAAAATGAACGCATCAACCGCCAAGAGAAACATACCCATTAAGGGATTGCTGCAACCGATGAGGAATGCTGACATAGCTATGAACAGTATGCCTGTGCAAAACATGTATGCCGTTTGATAGTAGCCTCTGTCCTCGTATTGTGTTGTGTTGACGAGTGAAGTCCTACTTACCCAAGCAAACTTTTGCATCCAGCCCTTGTCACCAACGAATTGGCCCTCATATCTTTTCCCAGTTTCTCGCGACTCAAAGTACCAGTGTCCGAAAGGAGCAGGGAATTGCTCATTTGAAGTCATGACCAAAACTGTGCGAGTATCAAACCAATTCGTCACCTCTCGTAGTACTCGCGGGCCGACCTGTACAATCCCATTCAACCAGTAAGCCAAGGTGAAGAACCACGGCAACTGAGTCAGAAGCGGTGCTTCAAGAAGAATCCAGACGATGGACACCAAGAAGTCGCGGAACCACCTCCATCCGAGCGCTCGTGTGAGCATTGGGAATGTTAGGGCGAACAGTATAGCGCTGTGGAGCAATGATCGAAAAGCTAAGACGACGGCGTACACCCTGTAAGCAAGTCCCAGTACGAAAACCATGGAACGTGTACCGAAAGAAGCGCACAACCAGATACCCACTGCGATGAACTTGTGACTGATCGCTAGACCCGGTAACTTATAACCGCGGACGAGCAGGAAGCCTAGGAACGCGTAAGGCGAACGTTCTATGACATCGTCCATCGTAGGAATCGTGTGATACCACCGGTCAATGTTGCGATCACAGATGTGTCGACGGAGGACTTGCACGCCACTCATGAGCATTGTCTGGATCGTGCCAGCACCTGCGTGAGAGTAAATGCCTCTATACTTGCGCATGGTGACTTGGTGATCCCCGGCTTCAAGTTTCGGAAGGCGATTGACCACCCCGCGAGGAATGACGTTCGAATCCTCAGACCCATGGGTGTAAGCTTCCAGTTTCGAAACAACCGGTGGCAATTTCTTCAACAACTTGCGACCATCAGGTGACCTTGGGAACACAGCTTCTTTCAGACTGCCTACACGTACCGTTGGTTCAAAGAATTGGTGCGTATAACTCGCAATCTTTGAAAACAAGGTTGGGTTACCACCGAAGTTTAGCGCATTCACGTAACGAGCGCTTGGCGACAGACTGTAAGAGTCTACTCGGCCACCGAGATCCACGAATGGTTGGAAGATGGTCTTGTACGGCAACAGGCCAGTCGTGAGTAGTTGCATATAACTACTCCTCAAACCAGTGAAGTCAGCCCTCCTTAGTTGTTTAAGTGTATCGTTCGTACCCATGTGTACTTGATACACGTGCACCCTGACTCCAAAGTGGGCAGCAAGTCTCGCATAATAGTACATCGGGACGTGGTCACCCCGCGTACCCAGGGTCGCGATCAGCAAAGCCTTAGACAAATCCTCGTCGGTCGATGGTGTTGAATCACCTGAAATAGTCAACGCGCTATATTCTTCATCCAAGACCTCAGGAACCGCGCCCATGAAGTGATAACCCCAAAACCAGTACCAAAAAGCGAAGACTAGTCCGAACAGGACTAAAGCAAGTGCAACGACCAGTAGTGCATGCTGCGCCGTAAGTAAGCACCATGAGATCGTGTGAGCGACCGCAAATGCCACATGGTAGGGTAGCCTAACCAACCTCGGTAGCATCCGAACCGCCGTCCATAGTGACTGGAGAGCTGACGACGTGCACATGGCAAAGCGAGAATCTTCAGGGGTCCAGCCAGGTAAAGCGAGAGCCATTGTCGTGACATGACCACTGTGCTTCGTGAAGCGGTGTGCCGTCGCCACCGGTAGGGAAAGGAATAGCAACAGTACGCTTCCCGAACGATGCTTCAGGAACATGAACAACAAATGAAGGCGACTCAAGATTGTCAGGCGCGACGGATTGGTTTCTATGTAGCTTTCATCCTCCCTGAAGTACTCCGGGAGTTCCGCATAGACCGATGCCGGATTCGCCCAAACCCTACTCATAGCCTCTAACACGTACCGTGGCACAGGGGCTGCCTTGTTGAGAACTGACCCGTCGACGACTGTAGCTCTAAACCTACTATCTTGCGCATACCCCAGAGGGAACACATCGTAACCGAACACTTCGCGTCCCTGCGGATTGACTTCAGAGATCTCTCGCGACACATCACGAACGATTGGCGAGTCCAGGTAGTGATTAGCAAACGAAACACAGTCGGAGAAGAAGACTTCCGGTGAAACACCTTTTCTGCTTGGCTCCCTGCCCGGCTCATGATACTTTGAAATCACTTGGGCATCTATAGGGTTCTGTGTCTTGACACACAACTGAGTAGTGTCCAAGTCCTTTAACCAGCCTTCACCTACAACCAACACTACGTCTCGGGTTTTCAAGAAATCAACCATTTCCTGTGTCATCAAGTCATGTCGATGGTAAACAACTTGCTTGGAGTGCGTCGAGGTAACAAACTGCTTGTACGCATTGACTAGTAACGTCTTTCCCCCGTCATCCACGATAGCAAGAGTCGGGATCGTTTTATAGGGAATCCTCCGTGCGGGGAGATCCCCGAAGAGCGCTTCCACTCGTAGCTCGGCACCATAAGAGGTGTCACTTGGCATCCTCGCATTCATTGCCTTATAGGTAGGGTCAGTACTAAACCCGGCTTTCGCGATCTTTTGAGCGATCGGCAGCGAGTACCAGTACATTGTGAATAGCGGTCTTAGAGTGGCAAAATCAATGACGTGTGCGTGAACTGGCAAGTTTGCACCTCGGTGAATACACGACTCCTTGAGACAGTCCATTGAGCGAAGAAACAAGAAGTTCTCGTATCGCGCGAGTATGTTCTCGTCAACACCATAGACTCCGGCCCAGTTCTTGAAACAGGTGAACCAGAGTTCTTTCTTAGACTCCACATCCGAACGGGTGATTCTGCATGCACCAGCATACGAGGGATACACATAATGCATGTACGCCTGAGGTGTTGGGAAACCGTTGACTTTCTCGAAATAGTTGTAATCACCGTAACGACCACCGTTGAGGACGATCACGTCGCACTCATAAGGCAGGTGAAATAGTGGTTCAAACCTGAGCAACTGCAACATTTTCCCCGTGACTCCGTGGATGTAGACAACCATCGAATTGGACTCAAATTCATTGAACACCACGCGACTAGCTCCCTTCGTTGGCCTCAAGTCGATGATGAAGAGATCTGGAGCAACAGCAGGCCGCTTCCAAGCGCGACACGCAGTCAAAGCAACGTTCCCAAGAGGTACACCCGAATAGTCAATGGAGGCCAGGAACTTCATTACGTGAGGAGGCGTGAACCTAGGCGACAGTGTAAGATCAAACTGCACGCCATGTAGGTCAACATTGTCAATCCCTCGCAGATCGGAATCTTGGCGCTCATGCCTCAACGTGACTAGTTCACCGTACTGGTCAACCACACCATCGTTTCGATCAGCTGCATTCTCAAAATCGATACTCGGATCCAGACCGCCACTATTTTGTTCAAAGCAGGAGTGGACTCTTGTTCCGATTGTGATGTCTACAGGTGACCTGTATCTAGTGAAGTACACGTCCAGGTGACGATCGAGACTTGCGAGAGCATCCCAAAGAAACGGGGGGTCGTACGACTGAGGAGTAATGAAATTGTTCAACATCGCGATGATGTCTTGTCGGTTCTGTGAAAAGTTCAAGAACTCTTCTAGCACTATTTCATCTAGCTCGGTGAACTTATCTGCGTACTTGTGATGACCACAGACCTTCCTCAATTCGGTTTGATTCCCAAGGATGGCATCTGCGTTAGCTAAGTCCTTCTCGAGTTGATCACATCTAGTCGTGCAAACCGATAACTCCCCAGCAGCAAACTCGAGTTTCTCGTTCGTGTCAGAAAGAGACGATTTAGTCGCACGCAGTTGATCCGCTAGGACCTTAGTTATGTCTGTCCACGTTGACCACTCAGAATTGTTCGTATCGTCATCTAGGACCACGTCGGGAGGAAGAGCACCTCGAGCTTTAACCTTCGAAGGGTCAAAGGGCTCTGGTTCCTTAGAATTGAGCTCCTCATTTTCCTTCTTGAGCCAAGCAATCGACTTTTCGGCTTCTGCGAGTTTCCTCTCCGCTTCTAGTTTGCCAGCGACAGCTTGCTGCCGCAACTGCTCCTTGGTTTCCATAGACTTTTCGGCATTAGCTACCCGACGACCGAGCTCGTCAAGTTGCCATCTCAATGTCTTGTTGTAACCAGACCAAGAGACGCCATGAGAACCACAGATTTCAGACAAGACTTTAGTGACGTTGAGTGGCTGTTTAGTCACAGGATCCACAGCGACAGCTGTTTCTGCCCATTCCCCATCGTACTTGGCCTTAATCTCATCACGTTCTTTGGCGGTGGTGTCCAACTCAGTTCGAACTTTAGCGAGCTCGCCCGAGAGAGACATAGACTGGTTCCAATACCGATCCAGTTCAAATTCCGCGAACTGAATGTTCTTGATGAGCGTGATCGGATCCTTGCCTTTCTCTCTATTGGCCCAGTGCCTGAGGAACTCTTCGGACCGTTCGTGAGCACCATAAGGTTTGCCTTTGTAAGCAGGTGGGGGACCAGGGTTAGGTTCGATATCGGCCATAGACGAATCACGAGCACGTTTGAAATCCTTAGCTGGTACGGAATGGAAAATATCATCATTCCATACTTCTTCAACAGGAGATTTACCGGAAACCAAATTTCTCTCCAATCGTACAATCGGAAAACGCGGCTCGCGAGCGCTCAACCTGACTGACTTACGCACAGGCGTCTCGCGAACCGGTTTGGAAGGAGTCAACCGATCAGAGAAGAGAGAATAGAGGGCATCAACATCGATTTGGACCCCAGCTTGAGCATCACGAGCACGACGCGCCGCAACGCGTTTTCGTTTCGCGTCAAGTTTGGCGGACATCTCATATCCAGCAGGCTTCTTCGAGGTTCTGGGTAAGGGGCCGATGCCATCGACTACGCTGCCCCAAAACGCCCCACCCTCCATTTTACCTTCACGCGAGTGGACAAACGCCTGACGGAACGGGACGCGGGTGCCCCGTCGCATGAACCAAGGTGAGAGGTGAGAAGGCCTCTCAGTGTTACCAGTTACGATCTGGCTACGCGGAGTTTTGTTTGGATGAACGGTGTTACCACCGTAACTTAAAATTTCTGAATGGTTTGCCTCACCTAACACTGTTAGTGGGCGAGTTGTGTTTTTAGCTTGCCAGGCAAAGTCCACCGACTCATAGGCGCATTCGGCTCGATCTGACAGCGAGCGGGCTGTTTGGAGAGTTCCAGACTCCAACTGGTTGCTCATTGAGCTAATCATCCTCAAACTGGGATTACTTAGTTACTGGTTTTGCGGCCAGATCCTGAGTGACAAACCATTAACGAGAAAGGGGATTGAACCTTCTAGGGCACTACTCCACAGGTTCACCTTTCCTGCCGTTCGGATAATGGGGTTCAGTCAAATCACAGTTGTGCGCCAACTGCAAACGGTTTCTGAAAGAAATTTCTAACAAGTGTGTCTTAACACGCATCAATGATTTATTGTCTTACCACGATTGATGCTCGCTAGGATCCACGAAGATCTCCCCCGAGATTTTAAAGGATCACTCCACGAGGAGTGATCGGACTTCCAGGATGCATACTCCTAAGACTAAGTATGCTTGCACTGCTATGCGTCTGTAACGGACAAAATAGCGCGGGATTTTAACCCTGTGCAACGAAGCAAACCTGCGATTCACAATGAAAACATTGTGGATAGGTGTAGGTTTTCACACCCC